ACGATGACTATGTGGACTCATTATCCCAGGCCTTGCGTGTTTTAAGGGATTCTGGCTGGATTCAGCTCGATTTCTTGCCTGCAAGGGATTATGACTACTCTGATGACGCCTATCGTAATAAGTTCGCTAACCCCTACTCCATGTAGGGCGGATTTAACTCATTTAACGTATTAGTTAAAATAAGGACCGAATTGTGTCCATCCCATTCCTAATTGCCGGCCAAGCATCGCCGCGCAACAAATAAAAATATTCTATGGCAAACCCAAGACTACCGATTCAATCAGGAAACAACCTTCCCGGTTTAGACCGAGAAGATGATATCCATGAAGCTCAAGACCAGGACATGGAATTAGAGCAATTTGAAGATGAACTGGGATTAGACCCAGATGAGGCAGAACAAGAAGTCATCGAAAACGAAGATGGCTCGGTAAGTGTTAATTTTACACCAAAAGCAAGCCCTAAAGAAGCACCAGAATTTTATGCCAACCTTGCCGAAGTATTCGACGAAGGTGACTTACAAGCACTGGCGATTGAGTATCTTGACTACATTGATGTAGACAGAGAATCACGTAAGCAAAGAGATAAACAATATGAAGAGGGCTTACGTCGTACTGGTCTTGGTAAGGACGCTCCCGGTGGCGCTACTTTCGATGGCGCTTCTAAAGTTGTTCATCCGGTAATGGCAGAAAGCTGCGTTGATTTCGCAGCATCGTCATCCAAAGAGCTATTGCCCCCAGATGGTATCGTTAAGTCAAATATCAAGGGCATAGCAGACAGATTAAAAGAAGAGACAGCCAATCGTAAAGTAGACTTTATGAACTGGCAGCTCACTGAACAGATACCTGAGTTCCGTGACGAAATGGAACAGTTGCTGACCCAACTCCCACTAGGCGGTTCTCAGTTTCTCAAATGGCGCTATGATAGCGAACAAGCGCGCCCAACATGCGAATGGGTGCCAATTGACAATATTCTCCTACCTTACTCCTCAACCAACTTCTATACAGCACAACGCGTAACTGAAGTCCAAGACATTACCGAAGACACTTTCTTACAGCGTATTGAAGCCGGCATTTATATCGACATCAATTCAGAATACAGTTCTGATGCACCGTTAGATGATCAAACGCAATCTGAAAAAGCCAATAATAAAATCGAAGGCAAAGAAATGCCATCGAAAAATATTGACGGTTTACGTCGCATTTACGAAGTAACTTGTTTTATGCGTCTGGAAGAAGACCCAGAAACAAATGGCCGCCGCGCCCCGTATATTCTTACCATTGATGAGACAACTTCAAAAGTATTAGCCCTTTACCGCAACTGGGAAGCAAATGATGACAAACTGGAAAAATTGGATTGGTTTGTCGAGTTTAAGTTCATTCCTTGGCGAGGAGCTTACGCTATTGGATTACCTCAGCTTATTGGTGGGCTTAGTGCTGCTCTTACCGGTTCTCTCCGCGCTCTTCTTGACGCTGCTCACATCAATAATTCTCAAACCATGCTCAAGCTCAAAGGTGGAAGAATTGGTGGACAGTCTGACAGAATTGAACCAACCCAAGTAATTGAAATTGAAGGCGCTCCAGGCGTTGATGATGTACGTAAGATTGCAATGGCTATGCCATTCAACCCACCGTCACAAACTTTGTTTAACCTATTGGGTTGGTTGACTGATGCAGCCAAAGGTGTTGTAACCACAGCCGAAGAAAAAATTGGCGAAGCGAACAACAATATGCCTGTCGGCACAACCCAGGCTTTAATTGAGCAAGGCGCTAAAGTATTCTCATCAATTCACGCACGCTTGCATCGTAGCCAGGCTAAGTCCCTAGCAATCGTATCTCGTATCAATCATTGGTACCTGGACGAAATGGACAACCAATCTGGTACGGATATTAAGATCCGTGACTTTGCGTACAACTCTGATGTACGCCCAGTATCCGATCCTAACATTTTTTCTGAGTCACAGCGCTTAGCACAGAACCAAGCCCTCTTACAGATGGCCACTTCTGCGCCCCCTGGAATGTTTGACGTGCGCGCGGTATATCGCCGCGTTCTTTCTCAGCTTAAGATTCCAGCAATTGAAGAAGTATTGCCAAACCCATTGGGCGCATCTGAATCTAACCCAGCGCTTGAGAACGTCTCAATGACTATGGGCCGACCAGCCGCTGCTTACCCAGACCAAGACCATATCGCTCACATTAAGGTTCACTTAGAGTATGCAGAAAACCCTGCTTACGGTGGCAATCCAGTTATTGGCCCTGTCTTTGCACCGCACGCCCTTGAGCACATTAAGCAGCACTTAACGCTGCACTACTTACAATCGATGCGCTCATATGTTGCACAAGCATCTGGTGGCAAAGATGTTCTCAACCTACATCAAGAAAACCCACTGGATATCGAAGCACAACAAGCTCTTGCACTGGCCTCACAAATGGTGGACCAAGACGCAAAAGAAAATATGTCGCAATACGTGCAGCAAATTTCTGCGTTGGCGCAAAAAGTTGCTCAAGGTCAACAAGCTCAGCAACAACAAGCCTCTATGGCTGATCCAACTGCTCAAGTCATTCTTAAAACTCAGATGGCTGAAACACAGCGTAAGACACAAGAAGCTCAAGCCAAAATGCAATTGCAACAGCAACAAGATCAACAAAATTATCAAATTAAAATTGCGGAATTGCAGCAAAAAGTTCAAGAGTTACAAGCTAAGTATAGCACACAGACTAATATTGATAACCAACGCAACGCTACCGATATTGCCATGGCAAATATCAACAACGCTGCTAAGGAACGTGTTGCCATGATCACAACCGGCGCGCAAATGGATCAACTCCAAAGCAAACTAGAAGCCGATCAAGATCAATCTGCTATGCAAGCAATTGCTGCTGCCAACCAAGACATTCGGCAACATGGATTAGCTGTACAACAACAATCATTTGATCAACAAGCTCAGCAAGTTCAAGCCCAAATTGAAGCACAAAAAGGCCAACAACAATTAGCTCAGCAAGATCAAGCACACCAACAACAGCTACAACAAAACGCTCAGCAGCATGCACAAGGCCTGCAACAAGCTGATCAGCAGCACCAGCAGCAAATGGCCCAAATGCAAGCACAACAAGAACAACAAGCAGCAGCTCCACAACCACAACAAGGACAATAATCATGGCAGACGAATTAGGCTTTCGCCAAACTTACAAGCAATCTGGTAACCAAAGCTCTGGCGGCGGCCCTGGTGAGAAAACTATCGACAAAGGTGCATCTGGTTCGCACCGCGATAACAACTGGAAAATAGGCGCATCCCAAGCTAAAATGGCTAAGGGTAGCAAAGTTGGTCCAGATAAAAATCTAAAAGATATCGGCGGCGGAAATTTCTACTAGGTCAAATTAGTGAAAAGAATCAATCCTAAAACGGGTAAATTTTTTAAACGCGGCGATTTACGTGATGATGGGTTTGCGTTTCACCATTATCGATACGATCGCCCTTTAAAAGATGGATATTTAACCGAGGCTTGGTATAGCCCCGCAGCTTTTTCCAAGCAAAACTTAGGAATGGCAAAATGCAGGGAAAGAAACAGAGACAAAGCTCGTAAAGAAACAAGAAAATGGCAAATAGCTAATCCAAGTAAAGTTTGTGCTTATACAAGAAACAGACACGCAACAAAAATTAACAGAACACCAACTTGGCTTACAAAAGAACACCATCTTCAAATAGAAGGATTTTATTTACTTGCAAAAGAAATGGAAAAGCAATTTGGGGAAAAATATGAAGTTGACCATATTGTTCCGCTTAAAGGTAAAACTGTATCGGGATTGCATGTACCTTGGAATTTACAAATCCTAACTAAAAAAGAAAATTGTTCAAAGAATAACAATTTTTAGGGCGGATTGCTCCGCCTCCACGTATTAGTAAAAATATGAAGGACTTATTATCGGAAATTATTTCGCGCACGCGAAATGAACAAAAAAAGATAGCGGATGCCGTCACCGCCGGTTTTAATGTTAACTCATTCGAAGATTACCAACGTTTAGTTGGTAGACACGAAGGTTTTAGTGATGTACTAAACATTATCAATGAAATTTTGACGGAAGATGAAGACGACCTGTAAAGGTTATAGGAGGTTGCCGAATGGCAGCATTTGATATAAATCAAAATGATGAACCAGATACTCGATCGGAACTTGAATGTTTTCCGGTCATTGATCCCGGCGTTGAAGTTGCAGGGGATCGTGTGCTAGTTCAATTACGTCGAGAAAAAACCACAAGTAAAGGTGGGATTATTTTAGTAGACGAGACCAAACAAACGTTACGTTTTAATGAGACAGTTGCAAAGGTAGTCCAGGTTGGGCCACTAGCATATCGCAATCTAGATGCCGATTTAACCCCATGGCCGGAAGGTCCTTGGTGTAAAGAAGGCGATTTAGTACGTACAATTAAGTACGGCGGTGACCGTTTTGTTATTAATCCTGATGATGAAGGCGCCCCAGTGGTGTTTATTACCCTTCAGGCACGTGAAATCATCTCTCGCATCAAGAATTTTGAATATGCGCAGAAAATGAAAGCGTTTGTAGACTAATTTTGAAAGAAAATTATGGCAGAAAATGAAAAAGATGTTCCAATTAGGGAACAAGAAGACGGCTCTGTCTTAGCTAAGGTTGAATTTCCAGAAGAATTGGAAGAAGACGAAGGTAAAAAGAGCAAAAAAGAGAAAAAAGCAGAAAAAGACGACGATCACGACGACGAAGACGCGGAAGAGCATGCTGAAGAAGATGCCCAAGACGACGAAGACGCAGAATCTGAAGAAGAACGCGAAAAAATCCGTGAAGCACGACGTGAAGAGCGAAAACTCAAGAAAGAGTTAAAGAAACAGCGCGATTTAACTGCTAAAAACAAGATTACAACGCTTGAACGACGCAACGCCGAGCTGGCAGAACGCTTAGCTAAGGTAGAAAGCACTGCAGCATCATATCAGTTTGCACAAATCGACAAACAGGTGGAAGATGAAGCCACCAGGGTCGAATATGCCAAGATGAAGATGCTACAAGCCGCTCAAAATGGTGATGCAGCCGGTCAAATAGAGTACCTAGAGCAATTAACAGACGCAAAAGCGCGCCTGGCTCAAGTACAGCATTACAAAAAACAACAACTCGAGGCAGCTAAGGCACCAAAACAGAATGTGCCTAACGAAATTAGTACCGAAGTTCAAGCGAATGCAACACGCTGGCTTAAAAAGAACAGCTGGTATGATCCACAAGCCCGAGATACAGATAGTAGAATTGCCAAGGTAATTGATCAAGAGTTGGCAACCGATGGTTGGGATCCTAGTGACCCCGAATATTGGGAAGAACTCGACAATCGTTTATCTGCACGTCTCCCACATCGCTACACAGCGCAGGGTGGAAAAACCGCAAAACGGTCAGCAGGCCCAACAGCCTCTAGCCGAGTAGCAAATGAATCTAGCGTAAAACCTGGAACCATCACATTATCACGTGATCGAGTTCAAGCAATTAAAGACGCCGGTGCATGGGACGATGTAGCTAAACGAAATAAAATGATCCGCGCATACGCTCAGTATGACCGCGCTAATAAAGGATAATTATCATGGCAAATAACAGAATTAAACGTGACTTAGATGATCGCTTAGCCGATCGAGCACAAGAAGTAATTGAGCGGACTATGACTGCCGCTCCAGATGACATTGCACGTCGTGAACGCCTCGATGCGTTTAGAGACAAGTGGGCAAATAGTGCGTTGCCCGAACTTCCTACGGGAGTGATCCCTGGGATGCACTTGTGTTGGTTGTCAACAACCAATACTTACGACAGTATCGACAAACGTATGGCATTGGGTTATGAGCCAGTTAAAGCCTCAGAATTAGGTATAGGCTTTGAAGGACTAGGCAAGATGAATTCAGGCAAGTTTGAAGGCTGTGTTAGTTGTAACGAAATGGTACTCTTTAAGTTACCAGAGGATATCTATCAAGAAGTAATGCGTATGCTCCATTTGGAGGATCCGCTTGAACATCAACGCAATATTACAGCGCAGGTTCGCGACACAGCGCAAGGTAATAAGGGTGGACGTTCGGTTCTTGAGGGTGGTCTTTTGGAAATGGAAAAGGATACCGCAAAAGCGAATAATAAAAACATTCGTTTCTCTTAACATTCTTCAAAAAACAAAGGAAATTAGACAATGTCTACAGTATTTCAACCCTTTGGTCTGAAGCCAGCGTATCACCCAAGCGGTTTAGATCGTTCTGTTCCATTCGTTGGAACAAACAATTTTAACCTTACCAGTACTACTGGTGGTGCTTATACTGCTCCCTACTATTTGACTGGCGCACAAGTTGCGTTTTACCAGTACACTCCAGTAGCGATCACTTCAACAGGCCAATTAACAATCGCTAACCAAACTGCCGGCTCCGGCAAAGTATACGGTTCTTTCGACGGTGTAGAATATACAACCGCTGAAGGCCGCCGCACACTAGGTAAGTCGATCACTGCCGCTTCTTTAGCAGCTGCTACACAAATCGTTTTTTGGATTTTCCAAGACCCAGCTTTGGTCTATGAAATTCAAGTTAACGGTTCTGCAAACGCTAACGCACTTGGCTCTGAGTATAACTTTGACACAACAGCAGGTTCATTAGTTACTGATGGTTATACCATTGGTACAGGTGGCGCCGGCTTCTCCACTACAGCTCTTTTGGCAACTCCTGTTGCTTCTGGTAGCCAAGGTCAAGTTCGCGTAGTTGGTCTCGGTCGTGAAACTGCCTACCCAGCCGGTTCAACAAACGCATGGGGTGATTCTTACACCATCGTTCAAGTTGTAATCGCCAATAACCAGTTCTCTGCTCCCGCAGTAGCAGTATAACAACGAAAGAAAAGGAATAGCAAATGGCAACCCCAATGCGCAGTACCGACTTTCGTGCGGTAGTCGAACCGATTATCAACGAAGTCTTCGATGGCGTTTATGAACAACGCGCCGACGAGTGGAAGGGATTTGTAGAACAGATCCAAGGTATCCCACGTAACTACCATGAAGAAGTAATGCTCTTCGGTATGAACGCAGCTCCTGCAATGCCTGACGGCACTCCAGTTAGCTACGATCAAGGTGGTACATTGTATATCACCCGTTTCATCTACCAAATCTATGGCTTGGCATATGCCTTGACCAAAGTTTTGATGGAAGACGGCGACCACATCCGTATCGGTAGCACTTTCGCTAAGCACTTAGCTCAGTCTATGATTGAAACTAAAGAAACCCTCTGTGCCAACTTGTTAAACTTCGCGTTTACAAGCGGCTATGTTGGTGGCGACGGCGTAACTTTGATCAATACAGCCCACCCAATCGCTAACGGCGGTTCTTACTCTAACCAATTGTCTACAGCTGCATCTTTGAGCCAAACTTCTGTTGAACAGATGTTGATTCAGATCCGTTCAGCTATCGACAACAACGGTAAGCGTATTCGCCTCAAAGCAGAACAGTTAGTTGTTCCTCCAGCACTCGAGTTCCAATCAGAAGTAATTCTGAAGTCTGTTCTCCGTTCTGGTACAGCTGACAACGATTTGAACCCAATCAAGTCTACAGGTATGTTGCCAAAAGGCACACACGTTGTAACTCGTTTGAGCTCATCTAAGGCTTGGTGGGTACAGACTGATGCAGAAAATGGTCTCATGCTCGTTATGCGTCGTCCAATGGAGAAATCCATGGAAGGCGATTTCGAAACTGATTCTATGCGCTACAAGGCCACAGAGCGTTACGCTACTGGTTGGCATGATGCACGTAACATTTTCGGTACAGCTGGTTTGTAATCCAAACCCCTGCAGTAAACAAAAAAGCCACCCACAAGGTGGCTTTTTTGCATTTTAGGGCGCTTTTATAGAAATAAGCGTATTAGTGAGTATAGGAAGAATTGCCCCCAACAGACTACTGCCCTTCCCAGTAGACGATCAAGCGACTGAGTGGGGCTTAAAACTCTTGATAGGATCAAATCAAAATGTCAGTAACATTTAATCAACCAGTACGTATTAACAAGTACAACAATTCAACAAACAACGGCGTAATCGCTCCAGATAACACTGGCGCAGCAGTATGTACTCAAGAAAGCTACATCCTCAACCCAATTTCTGCCGCTAACTCCGGCACAGTAGTTTTCTCAACTGCTGATATCGGTCAA